GTTATGTGCGTCAGGCTGCGGATCACTTTTAAGGCTGTCATCCTGCGCCCGATCCACCTCAGAGCGCAGCCACTGGAGCTGCGATGCTTGGAAGGCTGTCAGGTCAGTGTCATTCATCGCATTAGCCTTTCTACCAGTATAGCCACCAATATGGCCCCTGTGATGGCTGAGAACCAAGCCAACCTGTACATCCACTTATGCATACGCATCCTGTTGATAGCCCGATCCAGCATGTTCATACTATTATCAGCGGCGTTGTCTTTATCCAGACAGGTCATTAATTTATCCCACTTATCCACCGCCTCTTGGGAAACAGTCACGACAGTTTTCTTGGGTTTTCCCATGTCGCGTATTAACTTGGACAACTTAATCTGAACCGCTTTTTCTGATCGGCCCAGAGTTTTTGCAATCTCAGCGTATTTCACGCCACCCTCCGACAGCGCCAGCAATCGTTGCAGCTCCCTGTCAGTCCAGTGTTGATTAGTTCTTTTTTGATTTCCAACTTTGCGTTTCATAATTCTTTCTCCTTTAAATGCTCCAAAATCTGCTTGGACGCATCCGCTGCGCCTTTGGCCACAATAACTTTTTGTCCGATCCCTTCAAGGTATTGGATCATGGCCTTTTGTTCAGTGGAAAGTCGCCCACCCGAAATCCTCTTCATTTCCACCCACAAAGTCCACTGCGGAATAAAAAGATCAGGTATGCCTCGAACAACGCCCTCCGCCTTCAGTCTCTTGGCCACTGTGATCGCGCGTTTCTCTCCATTCGGAATGGCAAAGATCAGCACGTTTGGATACTTAACCCGAAACCAATTGATGAACCCAACCTGTTCTGAGTGTTCAGAAGGGGATGTCTTCGAGGCTGAGATCAGCGTAACCGCCGAAACCTTGCGTCTTCGTCTCATGTTTCTTCTCCACTTGGGTATAATCGAACTGCACGATCTCTTGGTATCGTGGGTCATGGTTGGATGGCTTCACCTTGATCTTGCTGGGCTGCGTCCAGAAGTGGCATTCGTTTAGGGCATCATCCGTACTGTTGGCATTAGAGTCCAAAAGCCCCTTGCGCGCCGCGTATCGACTGGCCGCATATCCACCGTGATCTGGGCAGAGCCACTCGCTCACGCTCATCAGGCCAGCGTAGTACGTCACCTTGACGCTGTCAGGCTTGCCCTCCTTCTTATGTCTCGCATACGCCACGCTATCCACATCATACCACTCAGCCACCACCTGAGACGATAGCATGGCTCCACGGTAGCTGCTTGCGCTGTGGTTAAGTGTCGGCGCAGGAAACTCGAACCCACACTCAGGGCAGATCTGACAGGCTGCGTGAACCATTGTCTGGCACTTCTCGCACTGCTTCGTTGGAGCCACACCGTCACCGCTCGACATCTTGTCCTTTGGCTTTACCTGATCGATGAACCCGTGACGCTCCACGTTCTGTCCGTAATCCAAAATCAGGCAGTTTTCCTTGCCGTCAGCAATCCGCGTCCCACGGCCAACCATCTGGACGTAAAGACCTGTCGATGCCGTAGCTCTAACCAAAGAAACCAGATCTACTTCTGGGTGGTCGAACCCAGTAGTCAGCACGTTCACATTAATTAGGCAGCGCAACTCTCCGCTCTTAAAGTCTGCAATGGTCTTCTCGCGCACTGCGCTGCTGTCTGAGCCTGTCACCACACCCACATCTATGTCGTGCGCCTCAAACTCATCCTTGAGCATGTATGCGTGGTTTACCCCAGAGCTGAACACCAGCCAGCTTTTGCGATCTGAACCTAGCCGCACGATCTCCTCGACTGTGGACTTAACCAGCTCTGGGTCAGACGCAGCCGTGGCCAGTTCTGATTCGATAAACTCACCTCCACGTTTGCTAACACCTGTCAGGTCAATCTGCTTCACGCCGCCCTTTGATATGACTGGAGACAGGTAACCCTGCTCCATAAGCATGGCCACTGGAATGTCGTGAGCTATCCCATCAAAGATAGCGCCATCTCCCTTGTGCAGGTAGCCCGTGTCCAGCCTGTATGGCGTGGCCGTAAGTCCCACCACTTTCACATCTGGGTTGCAGGTTTTCAAATCTGCAATAAACCGATTGTACCTAGTCTCAGTGTTTTTGGGCAAAAGATGCGCCTCATCAATCAATACCAAGTCTGGCGCGGGAACTATATCAAACGCCCTCTCCCAGATACTCTGGATGCCTGCAAATGTAATTGGTCGGTCTAACACCTTTTGCTTCAGACCTGCGCTGTACATCCCAAAATCAGCATCTGGGTACAACTTCAGCAAGCCATCTGCGCCCTGCTTCAACAGCTCCTTAACGTGCGTAACAACCAGCACCCGTGTGCCGGGGAAACTCATCGCGTCTTTAATTATCTGCGCGATGATCGCCGTCTTGCCAGATCCTGTGGGCGCAACAATCAGTGGGTTATCACCAGCCTTGCCAGCCCAGTAATTGTACAGGCCATCAACAGCTTCTTTTTGGTAGTCTCTTAATTCAAACGTCATGGGACAGAACTCTTTTTTCTACTTTTAGCCTTGCAGCCACCGCCTCGTTCATCGTGGCAAAAGTTCCAAGATTGGTCTTCCTGCCATTAATATTAGCAGAGGCTCTCCATTTATTTCGGTCTTTCAAAAAACTCACGCCCTTAACACCCGATGTGTTTGATTTGCTCAACCTAGTATTCATAGCCTGTTCACTAGCCGTAACCTCACGCAAATTTACAATCCTGTTATCACAGCCGTCATGGTTAATATGATCCACAGAATTAGGCCAGACAGGGTAATGACCGTGATACAAAAAAAATCCAACGCGGTGTGCAAGCAACTTCTTTTGAATGCCGCGATAGGAAGAACTACCCGTTAAGTAATCACACGTCGATCTAACTGTCCTAACACGCCTGCTGAAAGCTGCCCTGCCACTGCGCTCAATATTGTATTTAGACGCAGAACCCGCCGCACTCACAAAAGAACTACCCTCACCTGTATCATAAAAATCTTCTGGCAATCTATCGCAGGCATAAATAAAACCGCTCTCAGAATCATATCGATACAACCTACGCATTAACTCCAAATCTTCCCACCAATTATGTTCCATTAACAATTCCCTCCAAAAAATCATTGGCATCTTCAATGGCCGTTATGTTGTTTTGATGCTCCTCTGCCTCCAAGGAACTCTTTACCAAATGTTCAATAATTATCTCAGCAACATTTGATTGTATGGACAGCCAGTGGTGTGCCTTCTGTCTATGAATCAACAGATTTATTATAATAATTGACATATCTTTTGTGGTCACTTTGTCAGGGCATACGTCCAACATAATCGAAATAATCTCTTCTAGATCTTTATGGTCCATCACTGCATCCTTTCATCAAAAATAGCTTGGCTGTTGTTCTCGTTGCGAATAACCTCGCCAGTGTCCTGATCTTCATATTCCACAAACGTATCACCAGCATCCGTAACTACAAAATCTTTCGGCATGATCTGTGGGATGTATAAATGTTCCTCACACGTCTGGACTGGCTTGCCCTTCGCGCAGCTCCACGTTCCATCCTGCTCTGGAGTTACATGGCTACAAGTTCGGCACGAAACCTCTGGTATCTTGCAGCCGTGGCACACAGCCCAATAAGAACAGAACTTGCACTGCCAGTTGCTTGGATCTTCGTGCAGCTTGGATGGTGGCGTGGCGGCAAACACAATGTTCTTGGCTTTGCTGATAAGCAATCCACCCACAGCCTTGTCGCGCTTTATGACTTCGCCATACATTTCATCGTTATTTTTATTTACTGCAAAGAAATAGCATCTGTCGATGTCGCCCAGATGCATACCGATTTGGCATTGCGCCCAATAGATTGGCTTGGATTTCTTGCAACCTAAATTCTTGAGAGACTTAAAGTTCTTGTCGTTCATTGTTTTGAACTCCAAGGTATGTGGCTCTTCACTCTCCGCAAATCCCTGACCAACGCCGTCGAGGCTCAATGCAAAGTGGCCTCCGCATCCCTCGAACCTAATCTGCTTACCAGTATCTGGGTCACGCTCCCAGACAGTAACGCCAACGGCACGTAGGTTTGCCACAATGCGATCCTCTTCGCGGTCACCTGTCTCAAACAAGCGCAACATACGGCCATCAAAGCTGGGCCTCCAAGCGTGTCTGAATTGATACCACAGCGCGCGGCTGCACTCGTTCCCAATTTGTGATCCACCAAGGTGTGGCCGATGCTCGTTTTTACGCTGCACTTTATAGTGCTGGTAAATAGCCTTAATAGTTTCAGGGTCAGAGTATATGTCAAGTTTCACGCGCTTCTCCTTCTATTCATAAAATGGGGCAGACTTGCCACCCCATCCTTCAATAGAACTCTACTTCTTTGCCCAAGGTGGTGAGGCAGATCCTGTAGATGCCGTGGCAGCTACA